GCCATTTCTAAATAGTCATCAAATCTTAATCTTGTTTCAGACTCAGACTTTAAATACCATAAGTATCCTGATGTACCATCTTCTGTAGCAACTTCTACCCATCCAATCTGTGCCATATCAGAACCATTGATTTCAAATCTATCTTTGATAATGATTGGTTGATTAGAGAATTGAGTAAACTGTGGCTGTACTGAAAATGTTCCACTTCCAGTTCCTTTAGCAAATAAAGAACCATAAACGAATATCTTTAACCCAGCAGCACCTGCAGCAGCAGCAATACCTACAGTATCCCAGTTAGCAGCAGTAAATGGATAAGCTGTAACGTTAGTTAAAGCACCATTAGCAGCAACAGCACCTACAACACCTTTTAATGTAACACCCGTTGTTGGGTTCATTACAACAATAGTATCATTTGGAGCAATTGCATTCTTAATAGAAGCGGCACCAACAGCAGCGTTAGTAGGTACACTGAAAACAAATGTTCCAGCACCAGGCCCTGTTAGTGTACACCCTGTATAAGAGATGTGTAATCTATTTTGTTCTGACCAGATAACTTGATCAGACGTCATTGGCATTTCAGCGCCAACCATTTTTAAGAAACCACCTAAAGTTCTGTTTCCATATCTTTCTACTTCAGCTTCATAAACTTCTGGTAGATACTGTTGTGCAAAATCATTTGCACCTGCAGCAGCAGTGTTAAATGCTAGGTAGTTATTAGCTAGCGGTAATTGTGTTTGAGAAGGTACGATACTTCCAAACACTGGAGCAATTTGTCCCATAATAAATAATTTTAGTTTTAGTTAAATTTTCTTGCTTTGATTTTTAATTTTGAAGAGTCAAGACCACTTATACTTTTAACTTTAAATCCACCAACAAAAACATCGCTTGGAGCAGTAGCTCTAGCTTCAGTGCTTATATTGTTTGATTTTGCAGCTACATTTCTTATAGCATCGGCTTTACCTTGCTCATAAAAATGTTGTGCAATAGTATCTGCATTTTGTGCGGCATACATAGCTTTATGATAACCTTTTACATCTGTTACATCACCTTTATCATTTAAGAACTTCTTAACTATATTACTGATGTTTGATTGACTATCTGCAACTTCAGTTGGGTTTTTAACTCCATATCTAAATTTTTTATCTCCTACACTGAAATCAAAACCTTTGAATTCTTTAGTAAAATAATCTTTAGTGGTGTTTTTAAACACTTCGTGTTGTTGCTCTGCTACGTTTTGCTCTTCGTTGTAGCGATTGAAAAAATCCATAGCTTTTTTCTGGTCTTGAGTTACTCCGGGTCTCAACTTGATTTCGTCGTAATATTGACTCTTTAAACCATCTAAATGCTTACGGGCTTTTGCAACCTCTTCCTTGTATGCAAGTTTCTTCTTTCGAATATCTCTTGCTTCATCTAATTCTTCATCATATTGAAAATTATCTTCTAATAAAAAGCTAATTTCTTCTGAGTCTAAATGAGATTTAGTCCGCTTATAATACTCTTTTAATAAAGCATCATTATCTACGTTAGAATAGTCAGCATTTAATCTAACATAATCCTCTAACGTTCCACCTGTTTCTTTCATAAAGTCTACGACTTTTTCGATGTTTTCAGGTAAATTAATATCTTGTTTAATAGATTCCGTAACTGTAACTTCAGCTTGCGGTTCCATTTTTTCGCCTATAGAAATAACCTCTTCTTCTTCATCTTTAATTTCTTCAATTATAGGTTTTTCTTCTTGAACTTCAGCAATCGGGCCGGACTCTTGTACTTGTTCGTCCACTTTCTCGCTATCTCCGGATGTTTCAACCACAGGTATCTCCTTTGTTTCTCCGACTTGAATGGCATCTTGTTCTTCTGTTTTAGGTTTTGATAAATCTATTTTTATAGGTTCATCGTTACTTGATAAATTTTTAGGTTTAAGAATTTTAGCTTTTACCTTAAGCTTTCCAGCTTTTTCTTTTGTTTCTGACATAATAAAATAATATAAAAATTAGTAAAAAATTACATACTTAAGTCCTCCATGTTACTTTCAAAATCAGTAGGTAACCCGTCTGTTTGACGTTGTGTAATCATTTGTGATTGTTGTGAAGCCTGTATTTTAGTTCGTTTATCTTTACGATCTTCAATTTGACTTTCTTTTTTTGTAGATGAATCAACATCCATCTGCTTGAGTTTCATGTTATATTCAAACTCTTTAGCCATCAGCTGCTGTTTATTTTTTAGCTCTTGCTGCATTCTTTGTATTTCCATTTGAGACTTAGCTTGCTCTATTTGTATTTCTGTTTGAGCCAGTGCTTCACCTTTTTGAACTTCTTGCATAGAAGCTTTTTCAGATGATTCAGAGTTTGAAGCTGTTTGAGCCTGTATATTAGCCATTTGAGCTTGTTGATCAGCTTCTTGCTTTTTAACTCTTTTATATTTTAATACTTGATTAGCTAATGTTAAGTTTCTTATCTCCCGTATATCAATAGCATCTTCAAGGTATATTTGATTTTGTTGTAAAGCCATTTGGATGTTTTGTTCAAGCATAGCTTTTTCCTCTTCTTCTGGTTCTAGATCCATATATATACCAAAATCATATAAATGTAAATCATCTATCTCATGCAAAGTAGCCACATTGAATTTACCTATACTAGACTTTAAAGCGTTGTTAGTTAAATCAAAGTCTAACATATCAGCTACTCTAAGAGATATATTTTCACAAGTTCTAAGTGTTAAATATAAACTACTATTTAATATATGCTTTGTTGCTATGTTTGAAGCATTAGCTGCCATTTTTTGCAAACCTACTAAGGAATCTTTATCCGGAGCACTACCATCTCTAGCTTCATTTAAACCAGTTACGTCTCTAATCATCTGTAAATAATACTGATAAGTATTAATTAACGATTGTATCTTACCATTAGCACTTGATGTTTGTAGTTCTTGAATAGGTACTTTGCCTCTATTTGGATCTCCATCTTGTGTAAGCGATCTACCAACAATAGATCCAGTTTGAAAATACATATTCAATGCTTCTTGTGGATTATAGTTTGTTCCATTACCTAAATCAACCTCTGATAAACCATCTACATCTACAAACACACCATCTGGAACCATTCTAGCTATAACCTGTTGAAGTTTAAGTGATGTAAGTTGTATCATATCAGCAAAACTAGTTATACGTCCTACAAGTGAATCTATTCGACCTTGGTACATGTGAGGTGCAACTATGTTGTAGTTCATATTAACCTTGGTTAAATCACTTTTAGGTCTTGTCATATTCTCTGACATTTCCCACCTAAGCATTTGTTCTACTCCCATAACTTTAGCACCTGTAAACAAAACTTCTATAGTTCTAGAAACTCTTTCAAAGTTGTCACTTTGTGGTGGATTAAATGTATCAGGTTTTTCTAATATTTTTTCCAAACCGTTATCAGTGTTTTTAACTTTAAAAACTTGATCCATATAAGATTTGTATTCAAAATATAAGACTTGAACTAAATCACTATCTGGATTACGATTACGCATATAACCTTCTCTGTTAGGAGATTTTTGTATTCTATCAAGCTCTTGGCTTGTTAAACTAGGAAACTCTTTTTTTAATTCAGGTATTGTAATAGATTTTATTTCACCTACATAATATAAGTCTTGAAAATTAGGATCATTAGTGTATGAATAAACTAAATTAGAAGGGTTTACATAATCTATTGTAACACCTTCTGCTTTATTAAAATTTGTTTTAACAGATCCAATACCTACAGTAACTATATCTTCAATTACTCTTTTATTAATTAATTCATATTTATTAAAATCTAATATGTTATTAATAACTTCTTCTTCAGCAATTTCAACGGATTGTTTATAGTTTAACTGCATGTGAACCTCTAATTCTTCTTTAGACTGAGGTAAATTAGCAGGATCAACCACGTTATAAACGTCTACACCTAAATTTTCTTGTATACTATTAAGCAAAGGCTTAGACAACATATCTCTTAATATAGAAGAAGCATAATTAGTTCTTTGTTTTAATGAAAATGGATCTTGAGCGTAAGCTTTTATATCATATTTTTTAGATGATATACCGTTTACAACTATATCTACAAATTTAGGTATAATTGGAACCGGTTTCCAGTCTAAATTTAAATAAGACAAATCACCATTAATGGATAATTCATCTTTATATTTTTGCACAGGTTGTTCACCTCTTGCATATAATCTTAATCTATTAAAGTTTTGAAATCCTTTCTGCCATCTCGTTCCATTAACTCTTCCTCCTCTAAACCATTCATATTCAATAGCTTGCCCTACTTGCAAACCATATTCCCAACTAAGCTTTTCCGCGAGAGGTACCACCTGACTCGGAAAGGAACTATTAGTACTAGTATTAACCATCTAATTAATTATTTTTGATTTATAACCTTTATTGTCATATTTAGAAAAACTTAAACTTACTTTTTCTTTTATATGTTCAGGTATAGGTCTATATTTATTTTTATTACAAGCCATAAGCGCTAATCCAGAACTAATTGAAGCATCATGCTTAGTTCTATTGTTTATATTAAACGCGGCCCAATCTTCTAAAGTTCTTTGAAAATACATGGTTCCATACTGTTCATTGTTATATCCAACAAACATTTCAATGTAAGATTCTATAGCGGCAGCATGAGCTTGTTTAATGTCTTCACTTGAATTAGGTATACCACCTATTTCTTTTTCTGTTACAGATAATTTATACATTGTTTTATCTGGTCGATTCATGGAGTAACCTCTGTAACCTCTTCTTTTTAAATGATATAACAGTCTAGGTTTATTATTTTCTGCCAATATAGGCATACCATAAAAATGCAACGCCATAAGTACATCTTCAAAAAACGTTTCAGCTGTTTGAGGTCTAGCTATATATTCTAAAAAGAATAAATTAGGTGGACATATATCCATTGTGAATTTAGTCAAACCATGAAGTGATCCTTTAGATCCTCTACCATCTACTGTTCCTGATATATCATAGCTGTCACATCCAAAAGCTCCCATGTGCTCATTAGCTGGATATTTCATACCGTTTTTAACTATAAACCTATTTTGTTGAGCAACATCTGGAACCCAAGAAACAAAAAATCTACCTTGTTTGCTTGGAACAAACTGCACGCTAGTATCTTTAATCCCACCTTCCCACATAAAATTACCTTGAGTTATTACTCCAGAGCGCTTTATATCTTCATTATAATCTATTTGTTCGTATATTTTTGTTAAATTAAATAAAGATTGTAGTGTTTCGTCTCTAAAAGCATGTTTCTCTGTACGTGGAAACTGTCTATATAATTCATTAAGCGCATCTGGGTCATCCTTAAGACCATCTACTTCGTTTTGCCAGTGTTCAATAACTCCGATTTCAATTGGGAAACCATCTGGACCTTTTTTTTCTTCTTTGGGTGTCTCAAAGACAGGTAACCCATAAGAATCGATGTATCCTTCGTAGTTCCATTCCATAGGAATGAACAAGCTATATAATCCCGAGCTAGTCTGCCCATTGCGGTTTCTTCTGGTAACGTCTGAATCATTATATATTTTTTTGTAGTTTCTACCTCCTTTGTCTAAAGCATTTGACGTTGAACCCATCATACACTTACCTATAATTCTAGAACCTAATCTTAATGTTGTTTTTGTAACCCTCCAATTGTTTAGTATATTTTCTGGTTTTTCCCATTTGCCAGCTTCATCGTGTATTAGTAGCTTTAGTTTTTCACCATCATAACTGTTGTCTCCTGTGTTTTTCCAGTCAATAGTTGTATCTAATCCTTTTAACTCTTCTAATTGCTCGTTACTGTCTATTTTACGTCTTGTAAACCTACTAGCGGGAACTCTATAAGCAAGTTCTGTTTTTGGCCTATCCATACCGTCTTGAATTGGTTTGAAGAAAAACGGGTAGTTAACTGAAATTGGTACAATTTTATCGGTAAACATTTTCTTTGCATCAGCCCCTGATTTTGAAAGGACACCGTATCTAGCATCACTAGAGATAGTGGCAAGGTTGACAGTTTCGCCGGATGCCATGAATGAAAAACCAGACCGTCTGTTTTTGAGGTAACACATTCCGTAACATCTTGTATCTGCTTTGCAAGCTTCCCAGAATATATAAAATAGTCTGTTTGCTTCTCGAAAGTCTGCTTGCCCAACATCAATCTTGGACCACTGCAAGTACATATAATGAGTGCCAGTAATATAAGTAGCTTTACCTTTACTAGTGAACCAATAACCTTCATGGCGCTTGGCAAATTCTCTATCAATATATGCATACCATTTTTCTTTAAAATCATCTGGATATTGTTTCCAGTCAAATATTGTTTTAATTTTTTTTAAAGCTTTTGGGTATTCGTGGGTTTGCCACTTATCAGCTTTAGTGAAAACTTCGTTTTCTTTTGGTAATGCTATCTTTAAGTTTTGTATTTCATATACTTCACCTATTTGACCAGTTTTAGATATAACAATAACATCATGTTCTTTGTTATAACCGTATTCCCACTTGTTAGATTTATTTAATCTTTTTATTACATGTGGTTTTATATGATCAATTACTTTATATAAAGTTTGCTTATACATTACTTAGATCTTCTTTCTGCAAAACCTCCAAAAGCTTGAGTCTTAGCTTCTTCTTTTGGTTTTTCGTTTATCATATCTTCTTCTTCTTTAATACGATTAAGTATTTCAAAAGCATCAAATATAGCTAATTTTTTAGTTGCAGCCGCATTTTTTAGTCTATCAGCAGATATATCGTCATCAGAATCTACAATAGCTTCTTTAGCAACTTTTATAAGTTCCTCAACCGCTATGTGCCCAGCTTGGATTATATTCCTTTTCGTTTCCTTGATGTTCATACTTGATTACAATATCATTTGATTTCATACAATAAAGACGTTTACCATCCACTACAAAATCAAACTCACCAAATGGTGAATAACCCACAAGGTCTCCCTCGTTGATTCTTAATGCTTCTAACGAACTATTACCGTATTTTAATATACCAACAAGGCGTTCTTCTAAATTAGCATCTATATCGTCATTGTTATGAATTGGACTTATAAAACATCTATCACCAAAAGCTTTCCATTTGTCATCAGACTTGTATAAATACACTTGATTTAATTGAACAAAATATAAACCGTCTTTAAAATAAGATCTACTATTTTTTTCTTGACCACGCATATCATAAAATCTTCTAAACACATTATGATGTATCATAATTAAATCACCTATTTTTATAGGTGTTTTAAATGCTTTTGGTATCGCTATAACTTTAGCTATATTATTTACTGATTTAAAACTTTCAGATTTAGTATTGATTATAAGGCTTTTGTCACCTACCTTAACTTCATTATTATATCGCTGGCCAACAGGCTCAACGATAAAGTCAAATACACTTTTCATTAATATTCTAAATCATATTCAACAGAGATTGCCATGTTAGAATTAAATTTTTTCCATGGCAACACCTCGTTGTTTTTCTTAATGTAAATGTTATAAGAACTATCTTCTTTGTCAAAAATTATATGAGAGATCGTGTGACCTCCATACACAGTTTGAGTTAGAGAATAATGCATAGCATCTGTTTTGTAATCAGATCCTATACTGATTTTTCTAATAACAGAAGACATTATTATTTCTTATCCTCTTCTTTTTCGATTGCAGTAAAGCTTCCATCTTCTAAATTAATATTGATAGATCCATACTCATCTTCAAGTTCTTTTTTAAAGTCTTCAGTTTCTTTGTTGACTTCTGCGAACTTTCCTAATAATGCGGATTTTTGGGCTTCTAAGAAACCAACTTCATTCAAGAGTTTATTCAACTCTTTTTGAAAGCCTTGAATCTTTTCTAATTGGTCTTTGGTAATTAATTGTTTTGCATCGCTCATTTTAATTTAATTTAATTTGATTATTTGCCTATTGATTTAAATTTTTCTGCACCACGCGAACCGAAATAGGCAACATAAACGGTTATAAGTAGTGATTTTAAAAGGTCTATCCAACCGGTGTCTATACCAAACGATATATCAAACCCATCTAATAGAATAAAAATTACAAGTGATATTGTTAAGAATATCAATGTCATTGGCCGTGTGTTTTTTGAGAGCCATGAATCTGATTTCATATCGCTTGACCAGCGTTTGGATACCTCCTGTAATTCTATAGTGTCTTGCTCTAGTAGTTTAAGAGCTGTTTCTTTGTCTTGTGGTGGTAGATCTGGATCTTTTTCTATAAGATTTTTGACCATACCTAATGCGCCTTGATCGGGCAATATATTACTAATCACATTTATAATACCTGATTTACCTAGTAAGAATTTACCTACTTTAGTATCTTTAAATTTCTTTTTAGGTTTTGCCATAGCTATTTTTTTGGTTTAACTTTTCTATATGCTTCAGCTTCCCAAGGAAGATTTTTAGCGCCTTCCTGCATTTTTGCTCTTGAGTAACGTTTACCTCTCCAGTAAACCGCACTTTCATCATAATCCAAATCACCTCGCTTCATCTGATCAATATGAACTTTTTCATGCTCAACTACATCTTCTATTTGCTCTGGATCTTTAATATCTTTACTTACTAAAATACTTCCGTTTCTATCTGCTTTACCTAACACACCTTCTTCTAAATCTACATTGTAAATAGGGGTGTTGTCAATAATATAAGGTGGGTTAATTTTAAAAGCCATTACTTTCCAGGAAATAATTTATTTAGTTTTTCTTTACGCTGTTGACAGCCACAGGGTATGTTTAAACCCTGTGACACTGCATCAACAACTTTTTTAATACCAGTTGCTTTAGTGAAAGATTCTATTTTATCACCTAAGCCCTGTTTCATTAAGATATTTGAATAGCCGTAACAGTTACACCTTCTGGTATGCGTACTTTAGCTAAAACACCACCTGGGTTTGCAGTTAATGCATAATTAATGTTTTCTCTTAGCTTAACACCTAGCGTTGCACCACCTGTGTAAGTGATAGCAGCTAAATCGCTACCTGCACCTCCAGCCATGTGGTAATTAACGTTTGTTGCGCTTGAGACTATAACTCCTACACATTTGTCGCTGCTTAGTAAGATGTCTCCACCTGCAACACCAGCTCCCACTGATTTAATCGAAATAAATTTTGCCATAATAATTGTTTTTGTTTTTTGTTAATTGATTTTTGTTTGTTGTTATTTATTTTTTACTTGTACTTTTTAAAACTATTTTTTTTGTAAGTCGACCAAGTTTTTTCATGGTTCTTTTATGTTTTCTTTTATCTTTTTTTGTTCTATCTTCATCAGCTTTTACACCAGGTTTGTAATTTGGATTTCTACCGCTTATAGGTGGTTTTGGATAGTTTCCACCGGGTAAGGTTTTAAACATCGCATCTGCATCAAAACCTTGGTTTAATGGAGATTTAGTAGTTTTACCCCTAGCGGTTGTCATTGTTTTCTTTTTTTTAGCACCAACAAAAGTTTTTCTAGATGCGCCTTCTCCCTCAGCTGAAGTTGTATCAAAATCTACTTTAATTCCTTTTTTCTCTAACTGACGAACTGTTTTGTCCATTTTATTTCTTTTCCTTTCAAATCTTCCACTTACATCAGCATCTTTAGTTCCAAAGCTTTTTCTTATTTTATCTATTTGAGCTTGAGTTTTTGCTGCTTTTTTTACTTTCTTACCTTGATTAACTGGAGATTTAGTAGTTTTGCCTCTACCAGTTGTCATAGTTTTTTTTGTTGACGTAGTTTTGCCTCTACCAGTTTGCAGCATTTTTTGCTTACTTTGTTCTATGAGTTGCTTTTTATATTTTATAACGTCATCAGAATCAGCACGATTATTTTTTTCAATTTCTTTAGTATATTTAGTTTTAGAACCACCACTTTTCTTTACACCTTGATTTAATGGAGATTTTTTAGATTCTATTTTTTTACCTACTTTATCCATGCGATCTTCTAACCTAAACATTCTTTGCTCTTCTTTTTCACTGGTTTGACCCATTTCAAAACGGTCATAAAGTGATTTATGTTTAGCAGATAATCTGTCCATTTTTTTATTAGGATCTCCTATTACTTTATAAGGTGACTTATGCATTGGTGAACCTTTCATCTCTAACATTGATTTTGCTTTGTCATAATCACCTCCAGTTTTTTGCATTGCGTGACCAAAAGCATTACCGTGTAAAGGTCCTTGCTTTTCCATTGGTGAACTAAACCTTTGTTTAAATGCACTTCCGTTATATTGATAATTTGGACTGTTTGAATCACCCATAGCATTATAACCGCCAGACATGTCTTTAAATAAGTCTTTTCTTTCTTGGCCACCACCTACTGAGATGTTTCTGCCTTTTCCTTCGTGTTTATATTTTCCCATAATTAAGACATATGTTTAGAAATCCAAGAGCCATGCTTTGAATCTGATTTAGAACCTGCTTGTGCATTTTCTGCATAATGTTTTCTTGCACTTTTTGAAAGTGACTGATTGCTTGCTTCTTTTACGTCGTAAGCTGTTTTTTTACTGATGTTTGGCATAATATTGTTTTTTTTATTTATTTTTTAGACATTTTTTTAAATGTCTTTGCTAGATTATATCTTTTGCTTCCTGGAGGACAACTAGGTCCACCAAATTTAGATCCTGTACAAACACCTTTTGTACCTCTTTTTTTTATACTTTCGGTTACATCTTGTATCCAACCTGTTTTATAAAATGGTTGTTTCATTTTAACTTAATGCTATAAGATCTGTTATACCACCACCTGTACCTGTAGCATAAACCATAACTACACTAACTGGTAACACAAAACCTTCTGCAGGTTTTACAAATGTTATTGCTTCATCATTAACAGTGTGAACTTTTATAGATGCCTCTGCATCATAACTATATGTAAGGGTTGAATCAGCAGCTATACTTGAAGCTGTTGCTAAAACATAATTGCTTGCGTTTGTTACAGATGCTATTAAAACACCAGCTGCAGGTAATGTACCACCTGTTACTCTCATGCCAGCTTTTATTTCTGCATTAGGTGAAGCTAAACCTACGTTAGTTGAGTTTGAAACAACAGTGTTATCACTAGTTGTTGTAACTGGTAATGTTGATGGTGAATTACCAACATATAAATTATATTGAACCCAAGAGCTTTGTGGTGTTGTTGATTTTGTTCTACCGTCCAGTAGCAATATATCACTTGGTACTACGGGTATTCCAGACTTGTAAGAGTCAGTGTAATAATTTCTAATCATTTTTTTTTATTTTTTTTTATTTAACATTTCCATCTTTTTCTAGCGGCTTTACCTCTTTCACCGGTCCAACCCTTTGATCTAGCACAGAATGATTTTCTTCTTTTTGCAGATTTACTACCAGGTTTTACATCACCCGTGACTGCTGTTTTTAATTTACTACCAGGGTTTTCTTTCCTATACTGCTTAACACCTGTTTCAGTCATGCCAGCACCTTCCTCTGATTTTCTAAAAGTTCTACCTTTACCCTGCGTAGTTTTACGCATATTTAAAGGTCCGTTAGGTAAGTTAAAAGCCATTACTTTTTCTTTTTAGGAACACAGTTAGGTACTTTTCTACCATTCTTAGTTTTCATACCATAAGCCTCATACCCTTTCCAGCATGGGTTTTTCATCATTTTTTTAAAAAAAGGTGAGTTCATATTATTTTGTATTTAGTTTTACCGTTTTCTTTATAAGCTTGTAAACATCTTCTTCTATTAGCATCTTCAGAGATATAACTTATATGAACCCAGTCTGGATTCTTACCATTACCAAACTCCCAAATAATTTGATCAAAATCTAAATTGCATTTAATGTATTCAAACATTTCAGCATTAGTTTTATAACCGTACTTGTCGTCTATATCA